CCCCATATAAAACCCCCTCTGTTGAGTTTATAAGGTTTGTATCTCCGCTGCTGTTTGCTTCGTCTTTGTTACGGGTCACAGAGCTTCCGCTTGTGGGGATGTATGATGTGGCAAAAGAGTTAGTTTCAAGTTGCCATCCGAAAACATCAATTTGAGCGGCTACATCACAGCGTATGTTTGGGTTTGTATTGCCCCCATCGGAGTCCGCTGTAGCAGTAACACTGTATCTAACCCATTCCCCTATTGTAGCAGCATTTAAAGCATTCCCTAAATTTAAACCAACAGAGGAAACAACATTTCCAAAAATACCCATTTGAATTTTATTGTCTGCTGAAAAAGTTGGAGTGTCAGCAGTTTTTTTAATAAAAACACTTAAAGTTACTACTTGGTCTGCGCTTATAGCTGTTTGTTTTTTTATTGAAGCGTTAAATGTACCGTCATAAATAAAAGTAAAAGCGTTTGTGCCACCGTCTGGAGAAGGTAGGCTGCTAGGGGTTGTTGTAGCATTATTTTGGTTAGATGTGCCACCTGAACCAACTGCTAAATTCTCACTAAAAGTAATTAAATTTGTTGAGGCTGGTTCTAAAAGTATTTGCCCCGTACCTCCCGTAAAATCAATCCTAGGTAAACCACTTGCAACAGACTCTATAAGACCGCTTGAGTTTACTCTTGTAGCTGTAGTTGCTCTTGTGAAGTCAAAATCGCCGTCCGTTACTTCTACAATACTTACATTATCAATGTAGCCTCTTGTTGGTACTACTTGTCTCCTAAAAACTGCCTGTGTTAAATCAGCTGTAAATATATGACTATCAACATCACCGGTGAAAACAAAATTATCTCCTTCGCCACTTTCAAACTTAATACTTCCAACTGTTACATTTGCGGTTAAAGAAAGTTTGTATTTTTTGCCAACAACAAGGACGTTACTTTGACTAAAATTATCAGTTCCGTTATCTGTATCAATATTAGCTTTGCCGTCTGAAATACTCCAACCAGCATTGACAGCCCAATCACTATCACTTGCAAAATCTCCGTTTGTGACTAACTCACTCCCAAAAGTTTGAACGGGTTTAACGCTGTGAAGTGTGCCGTCACTATATGCTGTAGGCGTCAATAAAATACTTGCTTTGCTTAATAAGTTGCTCATAGTACGTCTTGTATTTCGGTTAGTAAATCCAAAGAACCGCCAAAGTTTTCAAAGTTTGTAACTCTTATAAATAGTTGGTTAAGTAAGGAAGGGGCTAAGTAAGTGTCTCCGTACCCTATGTCGTTATTGACAGCAGTTCCAAAATTACTCTGTTTGTAAATTTCTCCGTAGCTCATATCATTATAACTTTTTTAATTTTACCAGCACTTACAGTATAAGTAGAAGGTATGCTTGTTATTACGTTTGTTGTATCGTCTGAAAATGTCTCAGTGATTTTTACCACTCCGCTGGGGGTTGTAACGCTGCAAACATCTGCATTTCTTGTGGCCGTTCCGCTAGTTGTTTTTATGTAACTAGAAAGACTTGACCCCTCTTCTACTTGACATCCCCACAAATAAACAAAAGCAGTTGTGCTTGTGTCCGTATCGTCTACGTCCCCAGTCGTACCCCTTGGGCTGAATACTGTTGTTATTGTTGCTGCGGTGTCTGTATTGTAAACAATAGAAAGCCTATACCAGCCGCTCCCGTAGTTTTCAACCTTTGAACTTGTTACAGTAAAGCCGCTACCATCTGCACTTGTTGTAAAAGTATTTGTACTGAATTGGTAAACACCGTTCACTTGGTTGAGTCCAGACCCTTGCGCTCTCATAGCGAAAAAATCCCCTTCCCCTTGTTTTACAAAAACAGAGGTACAAGCATCTAAAGCACTTGAGCCGCTTTTACTAACACTGTCAGATAAAAAGTTATTTGTGTTTGTAGTCGAACCCCTTTGGATTTTGTCTGCTGTCATTTCTCCAGTCGGTGCGGTTACTTGGTCTGCTGTTACTGTTATGTCTGCTTGTTTTACCCAAGCTGCGTCACTAAACTCTTCAGACCTTATCTGTCTGTTTGTTCTTGCAGCCTCAATAAGTAAGCTAGGGCAGTTGCTATTCAACCAATCTAACCTAGGTATGTCATTGCCCATCAATTCCATAATACCGTCTTGTCTTATCCTAGTACCTTCTGTTGGGGTGTTTCTATCGTAGGTAAAATCCCCAGTGCCGTCACTTGGTAAAATACTATAAACCTTGGCGGTGTGATAGCCGCTAGGTATTAAAGCTAAGATAGGGTTACTCATTGTTTTTTGGTTTTTCTTTTATCTCTTCTTTTTTCAAAGTTTCAATAATGTATTTTTTTAGTTTACTAAGGTTTGTTTCTTTTACTTTATACTTCATAAAACCCAGCCTTTAAAGGTTGTATCAGTGTCGGGGTGTATATCGTTATCAGTGTTTGAGTTGTATTCTGGGAATAAATCCGTATTAAACTGCAAATAGTCTACCAAGCGAGTCGAGTAATAGTTTGCGTATTCTCTGGCCTTGTCTACTAAATAGTCCACCTCGTTTTTATTTACTGTTTCTGCTGTTTCACTTGACCCCTTAAACACTCCACCATTTTTTATACTGTAAGCCGCAAAAGGTATATAATTCATTTGAGCAAACCAAATTAAAGTAGGTTGTACATAAGTATTAACTAAGGTTAAATAATTACCAGTTAAACCAGTACCACCACCAGCACCGCTTGTAATATCTGCACTTATCTTATTGTAAAGGTCTGAACCCAATAAATTCTGGATGTCGATTTGTTGGGCAACCTTAATAAATTGAATATATTTATCTACATCTACATTGCCGTCAATAATAGAGTTCTTTACAAGGTCTGTTCTATTTATAAAAAGTGCTGTTGCCATTAGTTCTTAAATCCTATTTTGTTCCAATATTCCGCTGTGTAACCTTTGTACTTCATATCTTTGGGGGCTACAGGTACTTTCTGAGCGTTAGCCTCTGGTTTAAACCCCCTTGACCTTGCCTCTGTGGTTGTGATTGCATCCCCTAAACTTTTAGCACCGTCCTTTCGAACGTAAGTTTTTCTGAGCCATTTGTGTTGACATCTAGCACCGCCCTTATATAACCAGATAGAGTAAGTATCGCTACCACCTTTGCCAAAACCTCTATTTACAGCCTTTGTAGTCATTGCTTGAATATCCTCTTTGCGGTAAACCTTTTTTGCGTTTACCATCTTTATACAAAAAGGTCTTGAATTCTTACTGTATCGCTGTGGGCTGTACATATACCGTACTAAAAAAGTATTACCTTCTTCTCTCTCTTGTTTGCTTGTTCCGTCTTGGTCGCTCTTAGTATAAGGCTTTGCGCTTCCAGTGCTAACAAATTCCCAGATTTTAGCAAGTGTGCTTTTTTCTTTTGGTTTGTTTAAGTCTGTTATAACTTCATCTAAGCCCTCTTCTTGGTCGTAGTCTACCTCTCGCTCGTCCATTACGTCAAAGTCGTTTAAAAGGTCTGTTTCGTCCTCTCCTAAGTCTATTAAGGCGTCTGCTATTTCACTCCCTAAGTCTGCTGGTAAGTCCTTTGATAGTTTTACCCCTGTCTCTTCCTCTTTTGTCTCTTCATCCTCTACGTTTTCTAGGTCTGTAAATTCTAGCGGCTGTAAGGTCTTAAAGTATAGTTTTAAGGCTATATTATTAAAAGCTAGTATACTATCAAAGGCATCTATTAAAAGCTGCTGAAATGGTCTTATAACGGTGTTATCCATTAAGGTGCTAGCTGTTTGTAGTTCGTCTGCATTATTGCCTAGACCAGTATTGTCTTTGATTCCTAAAAGTAAAGGGCTTACAACTCTGTGACCTACCATTATTTTTTTAGTTGCCTCTTCGCTTACATATTGATAAGTATTGTGAGCGTCACTAACTTGCAGAGTTTCTACAGTTGCTGCGCTTTCTGGGTTATCATTAAAAGCAAGTATAAACTTAGACCCTGACGAGCCAGTAAATTTCTCTGCAATACGATTTTCCAGCATTTGTCTCTCTTCGGCTGGTGGAGTGCCATTGTTAAACTGTATGAAAGTGTTAGGGCTGAAAGAGTTTGCAGTATTGTTGAGGTGAAAATTTGACACTTCGGATTCTATCTCGCACCACTGTAAACAACCCGTATAGTCTGGGCTAGAATAATATTTGTAACCAGCTCGGTAAGGTTTGACGTAAACAATTTCGATATTTTCGTTTGAATACCCAAAGGCTGGGATTCTTTTAAGTTCTGTTCTTGTTGTTACCTTTTGCCAGTTATCAGAATAGTAATAAGCGGCTATCTCCCCTTTTTCGTTGCATTTCTCAGCCCTTAGATTCTCAACTGGTATGTGTTCTACTTGTGCTATTGTCTTTCTGTCCTTTGAGTAAATTACTTGCATAGAACACTGACCCATAAGTTTTAGGTCATAACACAGCTTTCTTACACAGTCCTTGTTAAACAAGGCTACCATTTGAGCGTATTGCTCTGGCTTTTTGCTAGAGTCTAAGGCGTCTAATCCTTTGCCGTAAATCATTTGACTAATACCGTTTATTATAGCGTTGTTTGTTGGGCTATTTTCGTAATTAGATATTAGATGTCCAAAAAAATTGTTATCACTTCCGTAAGCTACAAACTTCTTATTTGATTTCTCTACAATCTCTGGGCTTGTGTAGCTGCTTAAATTAACTATCCGTAAATCGTTCATAAAATTATATAATCGTTATCAAAGCTATCCTCTGTGTTATATTCTCCACTATTAACAGAATAGTAATTGTTGTTTGTTTGGTCTATTGTTTGGTCTGTGCAAAATACTTTGTCTTTGTATATTGTAGCCCCAGACAATAAAACCTCTAAATTGTAAAACTCTCCTTCTATAAGAGTTCCAAAAGTACCAGTAAAACTCATATAGTTTTTATCTGTTGAGGCTGTAGCTGTTGTATTTACTACACCGCCCGTACTTTCGTTTGTTAGTTTTAGATTAATAGTTCCAGCAAAAAAAGTCCTAGGTATGATCTTTAAGGCCTTAGTGCCGCTTGTTGTTATAATCTTCATACTAATATATAAATAAAATTAAAATATTTTGTATAAAAAAAGCCCCCCAAAAGGAAGGCTCGTTTTAAACATAAATAAACTACTATGCTGGTGTGATAGGTGAAGCACTTGCCACATCTGGAGCAGTACAGAAAAACGGTGGGAAGACCTCTGTTGCTACAACTGTTAAAGTGAAGCCCTGTAAATCCCCAGGGGCAGCACCAGTAACGATTGTTCCAGCAGTAACCTCACAGCCGTTGTCTCGACCTAGTAAAAGTCTTTTAGTGTTCCCAGCACCGTCTTGAAATAACTCAACTACGTAGTGTGCTCTTCCTCTGTTTAAGAGTTTTAATTCTTCTTGAGTTGCTACGTCTAAGTTTTGAAAAGTGATGTTTAAGGTACTTTCGTAAAATGTCGTACCGTTATCTCTTGAACTTGTTACAGCAGTCTCAAGGCTACTTAAAGCCCCTTGTACTTCAAACTTAAAGAACTCTGCACTGTTATCCGTAGGCAGTGTTATTGTTCCGCTTGAGTCCCCTAAAGCTGCAATAGTGTCGCTGTAGTCTAGTATGTAAATATTATTGATTCCAGCAAAGGCGGTCTTACATCCTACCCCTCTACCTTTTGTGATTGCACAAGCCATATTTTTAGATTTAATAAAAAAGGGCAGGCAGTTTTGCCCACCCTTCTTATGTTAGTTAATTGTTGTTATTAATCGTAAAGTACAACGTCTGCACCAACTCCTATTTGAACCCCAGCAGTGTATCGCATAACGATTCTTACGTTTTGGCTTCCGTCATTCTCTGCCATATCAATAACTCGTACTTCATTTCTGTCATCTAGTAGACCAGTTCCAAAGAATAAGTTTGATTGTCTTGCAGCGATAGCGCAGTTGTCTCTTAGTCCGCTTGTTGGGTACAATTTAACACCGTCAAAGCTTAACTCCCCACCGTTGTAGAAAGTGTGTGACTTAGCGTCTACACCGCTGTTTGTTGCAGCAAACCCACCTAAAGCGCGTACATAACTTTTAAAGATGTTTTGAGATACATAGATATATAAATCGTCAGCACCGTAAACCCCTGAAGGAATAGCATCAACAATTTTCCCTAATTCAGCAACTACGTTAGCAGAAGTTGAAGCAGTCCCAGTGACATCGTTTACAGTTCCGTCCGCTAGGGCTAAAGCTCTAAGGCCGTCAAAGTTATCAGCACCAGAAGCACCGTCCCAAATTGATGTCTCAGTAGAAGAGGCAACCTCGGCAGCCACTCTTGAGATAACAAAATCAGAGAATAAAGGAGGCAAATTGTCAAAAGCACTAAAGCCCATTTGAGCAGCTTCCCAGTCACTGTGCAAGTCTTTTTTACAAATGTCGATATTGACTTGTAACTCTTTTGGAGTCAAGACTTTTTCTGTCAAAGCTAAACTAGAAGTGGCAGTGTCAAAGTCACAGGAAGCCCCTTTAATTAAGTTTGAAAAAGCCCCTACTTTCATAGCTGCTTTATATTTGATGTTTGGAAGCACTGTTATTGCTCCGTCATCGATAGTTTTTGCAGCTAGTAAAGATGCTGCGATATACTTCCCAGCAAACTGGCCAGCATAAGAACTTGTAATTGTTACACTCATTTTATTTTATTTTTAGTTGTTAATATTTAAGATTTTCTCCATTACTCTATCGGCAGTTGTTTTCTTTCTGTTTTGTCCCCAAGTAAATTTACCGATATTGTTTGTCTCAGCCTCTGGGTTTGCCTTGATTGGCTCCGCTGCTGGTTTGTTTAGTTCTACTTGTACCTCGTCTGGGATTTCTTGTTTTGACAATTCCTCTGTCAAAAGGTTGCCCATTTCGTCAGCACTCATTTCTTCTTTTGGTTCTAGCATTGCTTTGATTTCCTCAATCATTTCTTTAACCTCTGCTAGTTCCTCTTTTGTAGCGTATTGCATTTCTTCTTTTTCTTCTTCAGCCTCTACTTCTTCTTTTTCTTCTTCTTTTTCTTCTTCCTCAGCTTTGATTTCAGCAATTAAGCCTACCTCTTCAACAAGTAAGCTGCGGCCGTCCTCTAATTCATACTCCCCAACTGGTAGGGCTACTTTCTCGTCCTCTGTAATAATAAAGACTTCTTTGCCAGATTCAAAAGAGTCGGCCTCTAAAATAGTACCGTTCTCAAGTTTTAGTTGTTCTAGCTTGACTTCCTCTGTCAAGTTTAAAACCTCTTTGATTTTAGTTATCATATCATTTGATTTCATATTAATATATAATGTTTAAAAATTAATTTTGCATTTTTACTTTGATATTTTTCCTATCCCTTGCGCCCTTAGTGAACCATCACAGCACTCTATCTTGTAAGTATTGTCCTCACATAGACAAGCTCTGCGCCCCCCTTTGGGGCTGGTTCTACTTGGTGTTATAAATCTCTTAATTCGTCTTAACATTTCTTATCGCTCTTTGGGTGTCCTTTAGGGAGTAAATCGTTATCCCCTGTATATTTTGGGTTTTGGGGTCTGCCGTTCTTAACTAAGTATAAAAACGCATTGACCCTAGCAAAAGACCACTGCGAGGCAGATTTGACCCTAGGACTTCTGCTTGTATTAAAAGCCCCTAGACCTCTTTGAAATACAGCTTTAAGAGTGCCTACGTTTACGCCATACCCTAGCTTTTTTTTGTATCTCTCGTTAAAGTCATCAGACTTCTTTTTTAAGGTGGCCTCGTCTGCCTTAGATACCTTAGCCCCTCTGCTTGTAGAAGCGTCCCCTTTGGCTGTTCCTTTGCCTTTAGGGTTTGGGTTCTTAGTGTCGCTCTTAGGTGCCTTCTTGCTTGGTCTTATACCGCCTCTTTCTCCTACCTCAGCCATCTTTACGCATTTGCCGTCTTTTTTCTTATATCCCTTTGGGCATTTGTCGTACATATTGACGCTATGTTTCTCACAAGGCATATACCAAGTTTTACCTTCATATTGGTGTTGGTGTATTCCCTCGCATCCTATATTAGAGGCCATTTCTTTAGGCTTTCTCTTCGGTTGAGTAAGCAAGTCTATCGTCTATAATAGCGAAGTCATCGTTTACAAGAACTGAGGCTAAACTCAGCTCCCCAAACTCTTTTAGTTTTTTAGCAGCGTATCTTTTACCAGCTAAACCGCCCCACAATAAATAAGAAATAGTAGCCACAAGCCTCTTTGTCTGTCTCATCGTAATACTCTTCTGCTCTTGACAAAAAAGAGTACATACGCTTGATTGTCTCTTCGCTTATTGCTTTGCCTTGTGCTAGTTGCTGCGCTCTAATTTTGCCTACCTCTGTAGCGCATTTGTTGTTTACCTTTTTGTTAAGGTCAATACCTTTTTGAGCGTTGTTCTTTACTGCATCTGGATAGTCAGTGTAACTTTCTAAGTTTGTTTTTTTAGATAAAACAATATCCTCTAATTGACTAAGCTAGGTACTCTGCTTCCTCTTCCTCAATCTTAGCTAGTTCGTCTTTTAAGGTTTTGTCTTTGGGTCGCTCCATTTTGTCAGCGAAAGTAGCCCTCTATTGAAAACCCTTTGACTCTGCCAGTCTTTACAAACTCGTTCCAGACTTGCTCGTTGTTTACTTTTACAGCACCCACCCAAGTACCTTGAGGGAGTTCCATACCGTATAATTTAGTCTTGTCCATTTTAGGGTCCTCAACAATCCAAGACTCCACTAAAGACAGACCGTTTAGTTTGTGTTGGTGTTCTAAGGTTGAGTTGTTTTGTTTGCCTTGCTGTAAGAACATTTGAGAGGCTTTTAAGACCGTATCTTTTGAGAAATATATATAATACTCGTCTTTGCCGTTACGTCTGTAAATAGGCTTGTTTGGGACTAGTAAAGCCCCTAATAAAATACGTTTCTCTTTGTTTACCTCTGCAAGTTTAAACTCTTGTGATTTAAGGGCTACAAAGTCCTCTTCAATAGCTGGATTTTCTACAACTGAAATAGCCTCAATCCCTATTTCTTGCTCTTCATCAATGATAAGCTCTACTATTCGCATATTAATATATAAGTATTTTTAATTTATTTTGTTTTTATCAAAAAAGATGTATATTTGCAGTATTAAGATCTACGAAATTTTAATACTTACGGATTGAGCTACTTTTTACAAGTGGCTCTTTTTTTTATAATGTAGCCCCTTCGACTATGTTATTTTCTAGGCTCTGGGCAGTTGTGACGTCATTTGCTACAACAAACGCTTGTACTGGTTGTTGTGTCTGTCCTCCTATTGCGTCCGCTAGTTGGTTTGTATCACTAGCCCCAACAATATTAAAAGAAGGGGGTGCTGGTGCCGTTGGAGTGCTTATTGATGCACCGCCCCCACCTCCCCCACCTACGGCAGAAGCTGCGCTCTTAGTGGCACTTACAGCAGACTGAACAGCAGATAGCACCCCAGCCCCAGTAGCTATGGCACTAATAATAAAAGGTATGTTTAAAGGGGGAGGGGCTGTATTTGTGGCCTTGGCAATAGAACCCTGTACCTCTACACCAGCCTCAGCAGCATTTATGGTAGCATCTGCAACAGCTTTTTTGGCTTTTAGTATTTGTGCCTTTGCATCTAAGATAAACTCTTTGGCTTGTATTAATTGCTTTGCTAATAGAATAGCTTTTCCTAGTCTTGACTCTGCGCCAGCTAATTGAACAGCAGTGTTAAAAGTGTTTTCTCTTGTTGCTATTCTTTGTGCTTCTATTTCTTTTTCTTGTTCTAGTCTGTCCTTCTCTTCTTGTATTTCTTTGTCTTTGCGTTCTTTGTCCTCTGCTGCTTTTTGGTCTGCCCTTTCTTTTTCCTTAGCTGCTTTTTCAGATTCTATTGCTTCAAGTGCTGCGGCTTCCTCTGCCTTAAAAGCTATAATTTGAGAGGTAACCTCTTTTTGTTTTGTAAGCCTTGCTGTCTCTAGTTGTATAAGGTTTGCCTCTAATTGTGCCGCTTTTTCTTTGTCCTCTTTTGTTGATTTCCCTAAAGCGTTCTCGGCTTGTTGGGCTTGGAGTCTTAATCTAGCCGCTTCTATTTCTTGGTTTGTTATTTTCTCCTCTAGGTCTGCTGCTTCTTGCAAAAATGCTATCCTCTCTTGTACTGTAAACTTTTCTTTGTTTACGGATTGCTCTAAAAGCGTTGCTCGGTCTCTGTCTGCCTTTGCTCTGTCTACTATTAATTGTCTATCTAGTCTGTCTGCCTTGGCTCTTAGGTCTGCTATCTTTGCTGCGTTTGCTGCATCTTTTGCGACCTCTGCTCCGAACTCTTTAACTTTTTCTATTGCACCGCTTACACTGTCTGTAATACTATCAACCCCCAGAGTAACTTTACCTACTGCATCAGCAGCAACCTTACCAGCCGCACTAAACTCCCCTTTGAACAAAAGACTTATAGCCTTGCCTAGTTTTGGGAATAACTCTAGCAAACCCTCAAACCTGTTTATTAGGTTTTCTTTAATTAGTTTAGTAAAGTCTTTTAAGGCTTGTTTTGGGTTTTCAAATACAGATATTATATTCTCCCCTAAGTCTGCGAGTAAGTCTAAGAGATTGCCTATAACACTGCCAATGACCCCAAGTATCTTAGAAAACTTGTTTTGTCCCTCTTCACTTCTTGTAAAGGCTTGACCTAAAGCAACCACTGCAATAAGTAAAGCCCCTATCCCAGTCCCTATAATAGCAACTTTAAGACTTTTGAAGCTCGTTATTACATTTTTCAGAGTGCCTCTAAAACCTTTAAATTTAGAGATTGCGCCGCCCGTAAGATTGTCTAACTGTCCAGTTAATTCGCTGCTAGATTCGCTTACCTCTTTGACTTCTTTGTTTACGTCCCCTATTGATTTCTCTAAGTCTTTGACGTCCTTTTGACCTTTTTTAGTATTTATGTCTATATTGATTGTCTTGTCTATCGCCATATTATTTCTTGTTTTAGTGCTTTAAACCCCTCTTTTAGTGTTGTAGGCAGTTTATATTTGCCTTGTGCTATTCGGATTGCTTCTGTTTCTCCGTTTGCGTATTTTAGTGAGTCTAGTATTAGTTTTATCATTTCCGTAAATTAGTCTGTTGTTGCAAAAATTATAGTGTCTTGTGAATAGGCTACAGTGCTACTAATTGTGTACTTTACTCTTATTGCAAGTTTATATGTAACACCGCTTGTAAGTCCTGTGTAAACTACACTAACTTTGTCGTTTGCTAGACTCTGCACAAAAACATCATCTTTGTAAACATCATACCCAGTTATATTATTTGCAACTGGGTCAGCTAAAGCCGTCCATCCTATCGTTATACTTGTAGTGTTTTTAGATGTTACACTTATAGAAGATAGTCTCTCTAGTGCGTCTGTTTGGCTGTTGGCTACTCCTGTTACACTCTGAGTTAAACTGTAAAGTTCAAGACTGCTTTTATTAGTCAGTAGGTTTGTTTTTATAGAGTTGATGCGGTAGACTTTGTTACCTATTATAAATCTGTCACTTAGGTTGTAACTTAAAATAATATGCAAAGGCAAATAGGCCTCTAGTTTTTTGATTCTTGCTTGTCTATCGAAAACACTAATAATATAATTAAGGTAATATTTCTCTAAAAGGTTTGTCCCTTTTGCCTCTTGAAAAAACTCGTCCGCTTCAACTCCAAAATTTAAAGCCGCTGAAGCATCCCCAACAGCACCGCTCTGTACTAATACTTGACTAGGTCTGTTGTAGGTTGTTATGTTGTCAGGGCTACCAGCAGAATTATCAAAAACAAAAGTGTCGCTTGTTGATTGACTTGCTATATACATAAGAAGCGGTTTGCCAATGGTAGGGTTAAAGTCTTTGTCTAAAAAAGCCCCTTGGCAGATTGTGGTAAGCTGAGTTGTATCTTGGTCGTTTGATAATCTCTCAAACATCATTTTTTCAAAATCAGGCTCGATTTTATATTCTGAACCGTCTACGTTAAGTGAGTTAAATTGTGAGTTTTCTGGGCTATAGTCTTCCCCAGCAAAATTAACCCCTTGCAGTTCGTCAGACTTTTGAACTAGAAATGTTTTCTTGCTTTTAAAATTAAAGTCTATGTTTTTGAATTGTAAGACTTTTGCTATGTCGCTTTTTGTAACGTCTGTGTATTTTGTAATATCATAATTTACACCTTCATTGTAAAAGTCATCTAAAGGCAAAACCCTTATTTTATCGTCTTGTTTAAAAGCTACTAGATTAAAAAGTTTAAATATGTTTGTAAGGAAGTCTATAGCTTTCATTTTGGGCATATGTCTGCCTATTACTATTTTATTTGCTATTGCTAGACTGTCACTTTCGTACGTATCGTTTATACCAGCCAAAACAGATACTACACTAACTCTGTAAAGCGTTAAGTTTAAAGTGTCCGTTGATGTGATAATAGACCTAAAAGCAACAGTAGCAAAAAAGCCTACGTTGATTGTGTAGCTAAAAGTATAACTTGTGCTACCAGTATTGTTGGGGCTGTCAATAAGTACGTTTCCTGTAAGTCCTTCTACTCTTATATCAAAATTGTTAGCCGTAGAGGCGGTCTGTATTGAAAATGTAACTAGAATAGTAGGGCTTAGTTCTGGGAAGAGTGAATTGCCCTCAACAAAATACGGCCTATTGTCTGTGCCTATAGCAGTAAACCCAGGGTCTTCGGGTCTGTAAAAAACATCTTCTAAAATAGTTTGCCCACCGCCCTCAGTAGCATTTGACATAAACCCTTTTTCTCTGTGCATCCACATATAAATACGGTTAAAGTCCTCGGTGTTAAAAAAGTCCCCCGTAAACTCTATCTCTCTAAATGTGGTCTCTATCGCATCTATTATTTTTCGGATTTTTATAGCTGGCTTTATGTCTGTAAAGTTTAACAGCGTTGGTGCCTGCTCGTTGCTTTTATATCCAGCATTTGTAAACCGCATATTTTTGGTGTGCGTAATAAGTGGGTAAGAAACATCTAAATTGTCTGTTGTAAATTTAGTCAGTACGTTTGCCCTTGTGTAGTCAAAGTCTAGGCTAGGGTCGTAGGTAAGGCCGCTTAACATTGTCTCTCCTAAGATGTCTTTTAATTCTACGGTATCTCCAAAAAAAACCAACTTGTAAGAGTGTGGCTTATTGTCCTTCATTGATACGCTGTTAAGTCTTACTTTGCCCTTCTTGTAGTCTGTGCCGTTTAGTTTTATAAGCGCATCTACTTTGTATCTAGCATCGAAGCTGTTAGTAATGTCGCTATCCTCGTAGTGTCTAAATATTTTGGAGTTGTGCTTGGAAGCTGGTACGTTAAACTGCTGCGAGAAAGGTGTAAATATTTTACCTATGTCTTTGACGTTTTTTATTGAGTCCGTTATTGTTACACTCTCGTCCTCAAACAAGTCCAAACGTTTAAAATCACTCTTGACAATATAAGACTCCCCAGCAGTAAATATATCCGCACTAAGTCCCAAAGTAGTTGCAGCAACAGAGGTAACAAAAGCCTCTGTCTTGTCTGTTAAGTTTACAGCAACAAAACCAACTTGCACCCCAGTTGTAAAGTCCTTTGAGCCGTCCACTAAGTTATTACTAGAGGTGCTTGTAGAACTACCGTAATACCTTAAACCGTTTCTTATATATAGTTCAATTATCTGCATTAACGGACGTTATTAATAGTGTCAAAGGCAAACTCTACCTCTATTGTGTAGTTTATAATTTTATCATTTAGTTGAGTCTTGTAAGCAAAAGAACTGCTAGTGACTTTTATAGGTAAAGTCTTTGAGTCTATCTCTATCCAGCAGTCCTCGCTTAATTGCATCTCTTTAAAGACATCATTGTAAGCCTCTGGATAATAACCAGTATTTAAGGTAAGTTTCTCCTTACCGTTTTTTGTTAGCGTTTTGTTTTGGTGTTTACTTATGTTGTAACTCGCTGCGCTTATGATGTTCTTTTTAAAGTCCTCTGTCTTTGTTGTTAGGGCTTCATTTGAGCGTTTAAAAAACCAGATGTCTTGCAGTGTTCCGTATTTATTTATGAAAGTTATTTTAAGGGGTGTGAATTTACACTCTTCCTCGTTTGTTACTGTTAGCTTTGTAACTCCCAAAGAACTGTCTACAAGTATTGTATCAAAGTCAAATAAAGTAAACTCTTTAGAGAAATTAGTAAGACAGTCACTGCCCTCAAATATACCGCCGTCTTGTATAACTCTGTCCTCAAACTCGTCTGAACCGTTTACACCGCTTGTAACGTATTTTATTTGTGTACTGCTGTTTGTTGTAGAGGTTATCTCTTCTGTGTAAACTTGAGTCCCATTTTTAAGATACGTTACTCTAGTTGCTAATGACCTATCTACAGCAATAACCGCTGGGGCGTCATCTAGCTTGACAATCTTTGTGTTTGATTGTAATACCGCTTTGTTGTTTATGTAAGATGTAGTTGCAGCACTTGTATCGGAGTTAAGAGTATTGTTTTGTACTCCGTCCTCAAAAAAGCCGTAGCCGTAAAAACCTTTAAGCTGTGTGAAGCTGGTTGCAGACCCTACGGTGGTTTGTATTGTGTTTGTTGTTCTGTAGTCTACCCAAAAAATTGAGGTGCTGTAATCTCCGTCAAACTCGTTATCAAAATAGTCTCTAACAAGTTCTGCTATTTCAAATGTACATACGTTATTGACTGCAAAAGAATTTAGGGTATAAGTGGCCGCAGAAGGTCTGCTGCTTGTTTGGGTGCCTGTATATATAAATAGTTCTAATTGGCAGCTAGTTAGGTTTGTTGCTGTGATTGAAATATAAAACGGGCTTCTTACGTTTATCTTGCTCATTTGTTTATGTTTACTTGTATCTGTTTTTCTAGTCCTATAGAATAGGCCTCTACTAATTCGTCTGGCAGTCTTTTAAAAGCAGCCTCAAAAGGCTTTGTAAAAAACATACTTGGTCTTGTTCCTGTTTGGTATATGCTTCTTGTAATTATAAAACCAGTTTGCTCGTAGCTTAAAAACCTTCCGCTTTTTTTGTCTCTAAATTGTATACCTCTTCTTCTTACCCATTTGTCTATACTTTTTGTGAGGCCACCTTTTTGACCGCTTCCAGTTCCAAACTTAAATGGGCTGTTAGGTGCCTTACTGCTTGAGGACTTGCCTTTAACACCCTTGTCTTTAAACTTCCAATAGTCCTCCATTTTAAACGCTAGAGACATTGTGCTTCCCTTTTGGCCTACATTGAAGTCCATACTGTTATAAAGTTTTTTGGTATCGTTAAAACTTCCGTAGGGTGATTTGCCCTTAGTTAAGTTGCTGCGGCTTTGTTGTATCACATACTTAGCAAACTTGTTTAACTCGTCCCTTAAAAACTTGTCCCCTAACATATATCAATATCATTGTGGATTATTACGTCCATTGTGGCAGCAAACCCAGCAAGTCGATTCTCAAACCTTTCGTAGAAAGGCTCAAGTGTGGGGTCTCCTTCAAGCTGAAATTTCTCGCTATATAGTGTCCCTCGTCTTAGTACCATTATAAGTTTATTAAGTACTGCTAGTTGAGTGTTTAAAACGTCTTGTTCGTTATTGTTGCCTCTAAATATATCTGTTGTTTTTTCTTTGCTCTCGTCTACAATATCCATTGCCATTACAGTAATGTTAAAGGATAAGACTTGCTCTTGGGTTGTTACAGAATTTATAACAATATGGGACAAAGGGAAGATGCTTTGTTTTGATAAGTCAATATCGTATATGTCCCCAGTAGTAACGGTGTTTACATTAACATCCGCTAGTAGCTGTGTTTCTATTGTTTCTGTAAGTTGGTAAAAACCTCTTATCCCTTGTTGGCTCATTTACTTTTATTTAAACTTGTTTTTAATTTGTGCTGCTTCTATTTGGTTTTTTTCTTTTGTGTATTCTAAGTAGGTCAAGCATTGATGTATATTTAATTCAGTGATATTTTTAAATCTTGTAATATCGCCTTGAGCGATTGCATAGAGTGAGTTAAACCATCCCCACTTTGCTGTGAAATTAGATGCTGTGCTAAAGCCTTCTCGTTCTTGCTGTCCAAAGAGTTCAGCATAACCAGTGATAAGTCCTTGCCTAAACTGTAAAAAAAAACAATAGCCCCTAAGACTGCATCTAATGGGAAGTCCTTTGCTATTTCGCTTGTATCTGGGTTGTAGTCTTTTATTGTGTATCTGTTCCCTCGCTTGTGTTCTATTGGTCTGAATAGTACGTTAACCGCTCTGTGTAAATTATCGTTATCACTTATAAAAGTATCCAAGTCCATATACTCCCCAAAAGACATATCGTCCAGCTCTGGGATAAAGCCGTAGTCAATCCCTTTGAGTCTAAACCTATTTATTAGTTGGTGTTCGGTGTCAAACATAGTGTTAATTATTTCGCATATCTCTGCTATGTCTGTAGCCTTCATATTTCTTACAACTACCTCTGGCACTTTACAAAATATCTCAACTATCTTTAATTGTATCGCAGTGTCTTTGGTTTTGTCTAGGTCTGCTTCTAGCTTTGCAAACTCTTGGTATTGCGCTAGGGTTATTTCGTTAAGGCTTGTTGGTATTCTTAGATTGACTTTCATACTAATATATAAACGTTTTTAAATTATTTTAGTGAACAATATACTTACCTCTATTTGGGTTTTGTAGTTGGTAGCCTACAGCGTATCTAATTGCATCTAGTAAGTGGTTGTACTTATCTACAGGAGTGTTTGACTTTCGCTCTAGCCATCTGTAGTTGTTGAGTTCTTTTATTAGGTTTGTACTTGCTGGGTCTACAACTAAGTCGTAGTCTTGTAAAAGGCTTATCCCATAAGTAACACTGCCTTGTCCTTTTATGCTGGGCTTTACGTTGCAGCCTTTGGCTTTTATTTCGCTTAATAGTCTAGGTTCTGCGCTGTCCCCTATTATAAGGCCGTCCTTTGCGTATTTAGTATTCAGCTCTGCTATTTGTGAAGTTGTAAGTCTAGGCAGATAAAAGCACTCTTTTAAATAAATAGTCTTTGTTGAGGTGTTTATGTTACACTCTACTAAAGTCGAAGGGTCTGCTGCAAAGCCGTAGTCTTGACCCCAAACGCTAACGCTGTATCTTTTGAACTCCCCTATTGTCCAGTTGTTAAATATAACCCCTTCCGCCTTTGACATCCAAGCCCCCAGCATTTGTTGTTTGTATTTCTCTGGACGTCTCTGCTTCATTTGTTCAATCTGCTCAATGTAGCTTTTAGATAGGTGTTCTAAGTTATCCTTGTAAGTGGTGTGTATGTAGGTTGTATTGCCTTTGTTTATATTGCTTCCCTCTTGTACCCCTCTGTCCTCAAAGAAACGTCTATATATAAAGTGTTCTTTGGTTGTAGGGTTAAGTATTAGAATAACTCTGTTTTGTCTGCCTTGCTGTCTTACACTTAGGTCTATAGTGTCGAACTTCTGCTCGTCTGTTAGTTCCTCTGCCTCATCTACTACCCAAGTAGTAATACCTTGCAAGGATTTAAGGTTTGCTGTCTGGTCTCCGCTTGATGTCTTTATACCTCTAAAGATTATTTTGCTGCCAGTCTTTTTATTTATTATTTCGTCTTTTGTTATGTGGAAGTCCTGTGTCATTTGCAACTGTTCCAGCTTGTCTAAGAACTCTGGGATAATTGAAATGTAAGCACTCGTTAGAGTGTACCTTGTAAATAGGATTGTATGTTTGGACTCGTAAGTAAGCATCACTAAAAGCGCATTGATTGAGAAAGACTTTCCAGACCCCCTGCCTCCGCTTACTATGTAGTACCTACTATCGTTTGATATTATAGGCAGATACTTTTTTTTTACTTTAATCAATGTCAGTCAACGAATTTTATTAAGTCTTTAAAATTGATGTTTAAGCCCTCGCTGGAGTTGATGTCCATACTTTCCTTTGGCTTGCCGTAACGATAGCTTAAATACGTCTGTAAGGCTCTCATATCGCCTTTAGCTACTAGCTTCCCTAGGGTTTCTATTGCCTCGTCTTTGTCTATTATATTGTCTAGGCGTTCTATTAGTTTTTGCTCTGCAGCCTTGGAAGGTCTGCCGCCTTTATTTCCTTTTGTTCCTTTGTTAAATTTTCTCTTATCCATAAATCAGTTTTTAATTAGTTAACTGAATTATTAATATATAAACAAACTTATTTTTTTTTAGCACAGCATTGGATTTTTAACTTGTCTTATAAGCTTTGCCCCCTTAACCCTTGGTGGTTGTATCTGTGGCTTTGTTGCTTTTATAAGTTTATCGTATGGCTCAAGTCTGGTGCCTATAAAACGCATAAGGCTTTCTGTGTCCCACTTGTTTAGAACTTGTGTAATTTCTTTTATTAGTTCTTTGTTTTGTGGTTTTATTTGTGCTTGTTTTTCCTCTCTTTTTTTTCTTGGCATTTTGCAGAGTTTAAGATTCAATCTAAAATTTTTAACTATAGTGTTGAATATTATTTTATCATTGTGAGTTATTGCCTCAAAAGTTCTTATGTGATATAATGCACAGTCGTGAGATATCCCAACCTTCCCCCCAAACATTTGTAAAGTGTGGCCTAATTCTTTGGCTAGTTTACAGTAAACCTTTCTTGCGTAGGAGTATTGTCTTTTTCTTACTCTTTTTGTTATATCAAATCCGTAAAGGTTGTTTAGTTCTTTTATTAATTCCTCTAACTTCATATTAAAATAATTCTGTTTGTTTTACGTTTTGTTTTTTTATTATTCCTATCGCTGTCTCTAGAATTGTCTTACCAGCTTCATAATCTACTAAGTTCCTTGCTATTTTATCTCGCCTTTGTTTTCCTTTATATTTATAAAAATCATAATCGTGAAATTCACACCATTTTGGTATTTCGTTAGTTACTCCGTTCATAAGACCCTTTCCTTGTGTTCTTTCATTTAAGCAAGTTGGCAAGTTAAAGTTTGTCCAATATAAGTGCCTACCTCGTTTCTTTGCCGATATTAAAGGCTCATAATATGGTGTAACATTTTCAACTACATACTTTCCATTAAAATGATTATCTAAAAATATAATTTCTTGATATAATTTCATATCTGGGTATAGGGGGGTAAAAGATTGTGTTGTCTTTTGTGTCATTCTTACCTTGCTATGTGTTGGACAAGGTGGACTACTCCAGATAAAATCAAAGTCTTTGTAGTGGTCTAGTAAGTATTGGTGTGCATCTGCTACTATTACTTTGTCTTGTGGGAAGCGTTCCTGATACAGCCTTGCAAGTTCCTCGTCCCACTCAACCGCTGTTACTTCTACTTTTGTAACCTCGTCCCACTTATACCTATTCCCACCTAAACAAGCATACAAGTTAAGTATTTTCATTCCTCTCGCTTGTGTATAATATAGCCGTTTTGTTTTAGCAGTTGTATTGCTTTGTCTATTTTCTCTTGCTCTTGTCTGTAAGTGCAAAATATTTCGTTATGTATTACCATTGTTTCTTATTATATTTACTTAAAGGCGCTTTGCCTTCTTTTTCAAGTTCTTTTTGTAGGTTGGCTAAGGCCCTCCAGCAGACCTTGGCAGAGTGTCTTATACCGTCAGTGTCTATTGTTCCCACTTCCATAAGATGTCTTGTTAAAGCGTCTAATTCGTCTGAGCTTTTATTTCTGTCCCAGTGTAAGGGTTTGTTGGGGTGGTGCTGTTGGTTCCCTATCCAAGAAGTCTTGGCTACCTCTCTTATTGCGTCTGGGAAGTATTTTAAGACTCCGCTAAATACTGGTATCTGTTTTCTCTTCATTCTTTGCTAAAGTTAATTTTATAGCTTGTATCTGTACATATAATTGAGATACTATGTTCTCAAGTCTTAGTATTCGTTGAATCTGGGTATGTTTCTTTTGTTTCATTATAGTGTTTTGGATAAGGTTGCTCTTTCAATGTACATTTTTTTTTTGCCCTTTGGTCTAAGAACTTAATGTATCTAAATTGCCTTAATTTTTCGCTCGTTGCTCTGTTCTTGTTTTCTTGTAAGTATTTAGCGGACTTGCTTAGGCTAGGGTTTCTTGTCATTAAGCTATTATGGTATATATTTCCGTCTAAAGTCCAAAACAAACTATTATGTTCGCCAAAATAATTAAAAGAACAAGCTTGATATACAATTCCAAACCCTCCGCATCTTTCATCTGCAAAGCTTTGTATCCACATTATTTTAGGGTATTTACGTCTTATATATTTAAGTGAATAACTTATTGCTCTACTCTCTGGGTATTTACCAACATTGTCTGCTATCCACATTCTGTTTAATTCTAAATACTCGTTTTTTTGTGTTCCAGTCACTACACTTCCGCAGCTTGCTGGATTCATAGCGTAGCCATACTGTAAAACTCCTTTTATTTCTCCATCTACAAACAAACCTAAGTGTATGTAAGTAGCATTATAAAATTTACCGCTGTAGTGATTCTTTACTATTAAATCATTCGCAAGGTTTCTCTCTATTTCTTTTATGTAAAATTCTTCTGTGCCAAAGCCTAAACATACTGAATCCCCCCATAATGAAGATTGTGCTGAGTATATGTATTGTTTCTTCATCATCTTTTTAGGTAAACATTAAAACTTTTGTCAATGGCATCTTTAGTAAAAGTGCAATTTTGCATTGAATTATAATGGTAAAAAGTAAAATCAATTAGTAAATTTAATATTTCATCATTAGACATACACATTATGTTATTATTATTTTTAATCTTATTAAATACTGGGATAATACTTCCGCCATTTAGTTTCATAGCTTTACCATTTTTATTTAAGTGCTTTATTAATCTTCCATCATATAAATAATTTTGCCCCAAATACTCGACAATTTCTAAAAGTCTATTGTGGTTTTTAGGTAATTTGCAAACACCTTTTTTAACATTGTTTGTAAAACCTAAAAAAATAGAAATTAAAGACGGGATAGTAAAAAGTTTTCCATAAACACCCTCAGCTTCCTTTAAGTTGTTTGGGCTTTTCATAACCTCTAATAAAAACCTTTTATAATCTTTATTCCCACTACCAGCATAGCTAACAATGTAATCAATGACTTTTAAAGATTTTCCTCTTGTGTTAAAAGATATAAATGTTTCTCTTGCTTCTTCATTGTCTTTAACTTGTTTTTCTAAAACATTAATCTTTCTGTATTTAAGATAATCGAAAACAGCACTACATAAGTGGTTTCCATCAGTTAATATTTTAGTTCGGTTTTTAGTTATACATATAAGAACATCCCGAAGCTGTCCGTTTTCAGATACTGCTTCAGCTAAATCTTTTACATTCTTTTCGTTTTTCCATCTTTGCCAAGTTGGTATAATTACATTATTAAAATCTTTTTTTGTGTAAGATGTTCTTTTTATTGTTTTCATTTTGTTTTTGTTTTTACGTTATTATTATAATTCTCCAGTTAAGCAATAGTTGTCTAAGTCTGCCCCTTGTATAAAGAACTTGTTGTATAAGTCTAGGGCTTTTTGTACTTTCTCCTCGCCTCTGTAGTAAAACTCTTCTGAGCAGTTAAATATACCAACATCAAGACTGCCTTTGTCTAATACTAAAAAGTGAAAGTCTTTGTATTCTCTCTTGAACAGATTACAATAAAGATAGCATTGGACGTCATAGCCGTACTTATTAGCACTCCAGCTAAAGTCTTTTATGTTTGTAGTAGTTTTTAGGTCTACGATTCTATTCGTAGCTAGAACGTCTGCTTTGCCCCTAAAGGGATAGTCTAAGACATTGTCTATAGCTGGTATCTCAAACTCTGCCTTTGTGATTAGTTCTTTTGCGTATTCGTTTCTATAGAACGCATCTACAAGCCTCTCTGCATCCCCTCGTTCTTTTGCTGTAAATACTCTGGGGTTGTTTGCCTTTGCCTCTCTAAACTTCTTTGTGTTCTTAGATTGTACCTCTACAAACTCTTGAGCAGAGAAAACCTCTGGTTCTAGTATGGCGGTATGAAATAACCAACCGTCTCTTAGTGCTTGACTTTCTCCGCTGCCGTAGTTCAAACTAAATTTGTAAGTTTTGGGGCTTGACAATAACAATTTAAGACTGCTGCTGCTAAGTGCAAGTTTGTTTAAGTCCCCATAATAAAAGGTGTCATCATCCATCCGCTTAAGCAGTTCTGCTTTGTCGTAGTATTTACCGTCTAATAGTTTTATCTTACTCATCTCTCATCTTTTGGCAAATCATCTCTTCTATCTCGTAAAGCTGTTCAGCAGTCAAAAGGTCGTAGATATCTGTATTTTCTACAAGGATACTTTCTATATCCGCACTGTCTGGGCTTCCTGGATGGTCGTAAGTTTCTTTTTCTGGTGCCTCGTAGCTAAAGTCTACAAGTAATTTTACACCGCAATAGTTTATTGTCATAGTTCAAATTGTTTTAGTTCTTGTTCTAGTTTTAGTATCTGTTTGTTTTTTTCTTGTCTTGTAAGGCTTTCCTTTTTTGTTTGTACCTCAAGCTCTGTTTGCAGAAGGTTGTTATATAAACCGATTTGAGTGATAGCCTTTGCGCAGTTTTTTAAGTCCTTGTTGTTTGGTTTTTCTTTTTGCCACTCTAAGAGTTTATCCATAAGAAACGAATACCAGACTAAATAAGACTGTCTTTGTAGCAAGGTCATTACAGTAAAGCACAATAAATAACTAAGGCGCATAAAAAAGAAAACACTACTACGCCTGTATAAATTATTAAATCTTTTTGTAGCTGTTGTTTTTTAATCTTAGCCTCTAATTCTTTTTGAGTGTAAACCTCAATCCTATTTTTTCTTGTCTCTATGTGAAGACCTGTTTTTGTTTTTTTCATTGTATGTTATAAATAATTGTTCTTATCTCGCTGCCCCTTTTTTCTAGTTCAGCTTTTTTCTCTTTGGTTAAAGACCTCTTGCGCTTGTTGTAGTATAATATGGCGTCAATGTCCCTTAACTCCTTCCTAAGGTCATCTAGCTGCGTTCTCATTTGTGAGTGTTTACGTTCTGAATATAAGTAAGCGCAGTTTGCTGGTTCATTCCGTAAGCTTGAACCATCATTGTAATCCAAGCTTTTTCTGTTTCTGTAATTGTTTTCATTGTTTTTGCTTAATTTATGTAAGGAAATACTGTTTTTTCTTTTGGGCTATACTCGTTTACAAAACCTTTTACTACTTTGCCGTTTGTATTTATATCAACACTAACAAAAGTAGTTGTTCTGATGAAGTCAACTTTATCTCTTACGTTGAATATGTCAAGAGAAATATGACCTTTTCTAAGTTCGTTAACACTTACAGTTTGCTTACCATTTAATCTTTCGACTACCTTTGTTAATCTGCTTACTGTATCTTTTTGTTTTGTTGTCATTTTGTTTTTGTTTTATTAATATACCGCAATATACAAATAAATAATTGTTATAAACAAATTATAAACAAACTTTTTTTAAAAAAATTTATTTTACTTCTTAAAATCGGTAAGATTGACTATTGAAGCAAGCCGCTCGTCTAGTAGATAACAAGGCTTTTTGTGTTTCTTTTTGCTCCAGAGTGTGGTATCTGGTAGGTAAAATTCAATAGGCTCTAAGTCTTTGAGGTTGTTTAACCAAAATAAATAATTGCCTTTTGGGTCATTGACAAAATATAAAGCCGTCTTGCCAGTGTCTATAAGTCTTTTGAACTTATCAAGCTGTATCATTTTCTTTTGGTAGTATTTGTTTCTAAATTTCATCTCTATCACTACCGCCTTACCTTTGGGGCTGTAGCCCTCAGCATCCCAGCTTTGTGAACCGCTGCCAGTATGTGTTAAGTCCCAGCCGTCTAGGTTTAGTAAGTGTACTACGGCTTTCTCCCAAAGGTGTACTTGGTTAAGTCCCTCTGAACTAAATATGTTGCTCATAAATTTTATCTATATCTTTAATCCAACCAACCAACTTTTGGGGGTTGCAGTTACAAGGCTCGTAGTATTTGTGGTTAAATAGTTCTGAGTGCAAACGACACAAGAGTTTATATTGTTCTTTTGTGAGACGGTCTTTTACGTCCTCTTTGAATTTAGCCCACAATATAATATCTTCTTTTACCATAACTCTATATCATTCCACTCGTCCCTTCGCTTATCACAGCCGCAGTCTTTTTTTAGTAGTTTGCTTATCTTTTTTACAAGCCAATTAATACCAGTATAATAAGTAATGTAGTAAATAAAGTCCCCTAGTTTCATATACTTTCTTTTATGTGTTTTAAAGCTGTCCTATATGTATTATATAAACTATAGTAGGAAATTTTAGTTTCTCGACTTAGTGAGGCTACAGACTTACCACTAGCAACTAAAGTAAAAACTTTGGAGTCATACCAGTACATTTCTTTTAGAATACCGTCTATTTTGTTTTTGTTCTTAGCGTATTGTACCTCGTCTATTGATAAGTCATCAATTTGTTTTATTTCTCCTTTTATCTCTTCTATGTAGGTTTTTAGTTCCCTAGCTTGTTTCTTGTGGGTGTTTAAGAATATCCCTCTTAAAACTTTATAACAGTAATAAGTATTTATGTCATCATTGTACCAAAGGTCTAAGCCTTTTTGGATGTCGCAAATTAACTGCAAGTACATACTTTGTACTATGTCTTCTGCTAGGCTAGGATTGCAGCCAAAAGATTTAACCACATTTATCCAGTCTTTGTGTTTATCGTAGGCAAGTTCAACTAGTGATTTCATAGCTTTTTATTACTCGTTACAAAATACTCTAAGGGGTCGTAAATCTCTCCAATTACAAAAGGCAAACCAAACTCATTGACGCTAAAACTAAAGGTGTCAAAAGCGTAGCCCCTTGACCTTTTACACTTAACGGTTATGTTTTCTTTATGTACTGAGTTTAGTTCCAATTGTATCTGGGTCTCTGTCTTTTTCTCAAGAAAAGAACCAAGGTGGCCTGTGGGTTTCTCGCTGCCGTAGTTGCTGTGTATAACCGTCACAATATGACAATTGAATTTTGCAGACCATTCCATTATCTTTTGAACACAAAGGTTAGACTCTTCAAGGTTGTTTACGTCACTTACTAAGTCAGCGATTCCGTCTATAATTACAAGTCCGTTTTTATCTTTGTTGTTTTTTAATATATGCTCAATAAATTCTATTCTTGTTTTGTAGCCTATTGTTCTAAGCGCATAGGTCTGGTAACATCCCACCTCTTTTATGTTTGCCATATCTATAACCCTTTTGAATACTCGCTGTGAGTGCCAGTGGCCTTGCTCTGTATCAAAGTGCAAAAGGCATTTGCCGTCTCTGTGTCCCCTTATGTTACCGCCAAAGTTATTACCTCCGCTTAAATAAACAGAGGCTAATAGTGAGGCAAAAAAGGTCTTTTTACTTTTAGGCGGTGCTTGTACAAAACTAAAGTTACCGTAAGTACCCAAAGGGATTGGAAATGTTATTTCTCCGTTTGGTGTTTGTATTGTTTTCTCTCCATAACTCAAGGCCGTTGGTGGGTACTCCATAACTTCTGTAGTGTCTATTGTACACTCTTCTTTTATGAGTTCCATTAACATAGCCTGTGTCGTTTCTTTTTCGGTCATTAATTATATTTTGTTTTTGTTTTGGATAAAGATATAAAAAAAAGGGGTTAAAAAACCCCCCTTTATTTAAAATGGTAAATCTACTTTTTCAGTTGTTACTGGGTCAGCTTGTGGCTCTCTTTCTGCGAGAGTTATTACATTGTCAGTCCATAACACTTTGCCGTTACCTAAGTATTGGCGTTGCTTCTTAGCCTCTCTTTCTTCTTTTGACTGTGCCACATATACGCTTGTATTGTTGCCGTATCTAGTTTCATCATTTACAGCCATTGTAAGATTGACATATACTGCCCCTTCCTTACCAGCTACGAATTTCTCCTTTGGTAGCTTAGCGACATTCAAATTAAAATTTATTAGTGAACTCATAGTTGTTTATTTATGTTTATTTATATTATAGGGTTTTGATTGTAGGTTTTTTAAAAGATTCGGACTCATCCTCTCCAAAGACTCCTAACTCGTAGAAGCCCGTTAATTTTAAAACGGCTCTGCTCATTGCTCGTTTCTCTGCCATTTCTGCCACATACCAGCTATTTGTGTTGCCTTCTTTATAGCTGTCTCCTTTTAAGGCACTTCCAAAGGTTTCTATAGTTCTA